AGAAAGTTAGGAGATATTAAATAGGGTGGGTTCTGAAGTCTGTTGATTATTACTATTTGCATATTTATGGGTTTCCACATTTTTCATTGTATCTTTCTTTAACCTTATAGGTTTCAATTCAGTTTCTCTATTAAGGAACTTATAGTCTAATTTGACTACTTCAAAATCAGCTTGAAGTTTATCTGCTATTTTATAAGGGTCAAATTCTGAACAACTATAAACGTCAAACTGCATGATGGCCGGATCAGCTTCGTCCCAAACGTGTATGGCTATATGACTTGTTTCAATAACGGCCACACCTGTGATACCACGATTACCTACTTTATCACAATACTTAACATAAGGTCCCATTAAAATTTTCATATTGATAAAAGAAATAAACTGCTTCATCCACTCAGCAAGTTTCTGTTCGTCTTTTGGGGGGTTTTTTACTTCAGCACGGATAATTAAGTGCTTGTGTATTAAAAGGTTATTTTTATCCATCTCTCTATTTGTTAAAATTTCTTCCACCATCACATCAAATATATATAAGTTTATTTATATAAATCATTTCTCTATCGAATGATTTGTAGATCATTATTTTTAGTCCAAATTTCAAGTTCATTTCGTATTCTATTTTCTTTCTTTAAAGTTTCATAACGAACGGCCGCTTTCTTTCTCCACCATTCTATAATACTTTCTAGTTCAAATTTATCATAGGTATCATCTTTAATAATAGTATTTGTTTTACCATTTACTATATCAATATAATTCTTAATACCATAATGGCTTATATAATATCTTTTCTGTTCTGTCAAGTCTTTTGCGTTGTTGATAACTTTATTAAAATCTTCTAGTTCTATTTTGTCATCTTTCAAAGAACGTTTAATTAAACCTATAATTGAATTGGTTAACTTTAACTTCTTACTTGAAGCATCTTCTTTTACTAGATCACCTACTATATTCTCAACGTAATCTTTTAGTTTTTCATAAGGTTTGCCGTGTAACATAGGTATAAAATCACTATCTGTTAGGCCTTTGTATCTGACATAAGGTTTCATACCATCATACTGACTTGACGATTTACTGTTACCATATAAACTTGTAGTTTCAAATAAACATAAGTTCATATTATATTTGTTATTCATTAAATCTCTTACATAATGACTACAACAAATAGCGGCCAATAGTTTACCACCAAGATAGTTATAACCAAAAGGTTGTGACGGTACTATAACAAATCCCATAATGGCCGTTTTATTAAAATGACTTAAATCTGGAACATTACCTAACATTTCATTTCTAGGTTTCATATTAATAACTGGTGAAGATAGCCTTATAAACCCTACAAATTTATTAGTTGTCATTTCTTTAACTGCTAATTTTAAATTTTTACCAGGAATATTTACCATATTACTATGGCTTGAAATCATATTAATACAAGTGTCCCAAGTTACATTATCTATTTCTAATACTTCTAACTTCATATCGTTTGGTGACATTGTAAAATCGGAAAACAAATCATCTTCTAAACTCATACCTGGTAATCCAGCAGGAATATTTTGTATAGAGGCCAGTTTTTGATCTCTCATATAATCATCTATACGATTAAACCCACCAAAATAATCTTTAAATATTTTAGCACAATGTAGTGCTTGTTCTTTAGTTAAAGTTTTCATACTTGATTTCCCCAACTAGACCAATTATCTTTTTTATTACGAGCAAACAATTCTATATAAGGTCCTTCTAATAATTTTTCAATACGTTCATAAACTTCATCAGGTTTTCTTGAATGTTCTCTTAATTTAGAAACAACAAGTTGATCTACTCCATTGTTTATTCTTTTTGGTTTGCCTTTAGTTGCTAACAAACACATTTCAGGATTAGCTCTTGTCCAATAACCTAAACCTTTAAAATATCCTGGACTTTTTTTATTTGTTTTCACCCAGGTAAATGCCACAGTTTTATATTTAAATCCCCAAGACTCAATAACTTCAAATGACATTTTTAAAAAAGGATCTGTTACCCACATTAATAGGGTTGAATCGTTTTCTGATATATCTTTAACTGGTAAATTTTTAATATCTTCAATCTTCATACAATCATAATGTTGTGTAGCATTTCTTCCTTCACCTTTCTTACTATATGATTTAAAGTACCAAGGTGGATCAGCATAAATTACTTTATATTTTTTATTAGGAAATTTAATCATTGAAAAAATGCCTCTAAGTTTGCTTTCTTTTCTTGTGACCAACCAATAGACTGTAATATAAATCTCATTGGATCTAAAAATGTTTTTTCAAATTGTGTTTCATAATCTATGTATTGTTGTAAATTAAATTCTTTTGGTAGTGTAGTAATATAACTGATTACATCAAATTTAAATGGATTAGCGTCAACTAGTTTAAGAAATTTAATCTTATCTCCTTCTTGTATAAAAGGATATTTGTTTGATAGTTTAAATTGTTTTATCTGGTGATTATATATTAAGGCACCCTTAACGTGTATTGGTGTTCCTTTGATAAAGATATTGTTACTATCATAATATTTTTTCATATTATTGCAAGACCTAGGAAAGGATATCTGTTCGGCCGACATAGTAAAAAACTCTTTTTTAAAATCAGCAATAAAACTTTGTAGTGTTGTTTCGTCTTTATTCATTATAATCTTAATGGCCTCTTTAATTCTACCTCTACATACTTGTGGTGTTGAAGATTTAACAGCTTCAATACCCATAATCTTTAACTTAGGTTCAGAAAGTCTAACGCCTTCTTCATCTAATACGTTTAACATATATCTTTTTTTAGCCACCCATATACCTTTGTTGGCAATTACTTCTCGTTTCATTACCATACAATTTTTAAAAGCGTTTGTGTAATCAGCAAGTTCTTCAAAACATTTATTTAAAAATGGTTCAATTCTACTGTCAACCACTTTGTTTATGAAATTACAAATCTGGTCTTCCGTTTTATTCTTACAAGTTTGTTCTACAAGTTTATCTAATGTAACATAGATTGAATCTGTATCTGAAGCGACAATATAATCTATCTTATCGTGAGTCTTTAATATATTATTTAAATATGTATTAACTTTTTCTTCTATAAACCGAATGATAAACTGGCCTGCTGTTGTAATGGCACTGGCCTGTCTTACGTCATAGTATCTAAAGTATTGATTGCCAACAGCACCATAAGCGGAGTTTAGAGCAATCTTTCTTGCCCATTGAATATTATGACAACGAGAAATTTCTTTTACAAGTTCAGGATTTTTAGTTAACTCATATTCTTTCTTTGCTTTTAACATTCTATTTTTAAAAACAACACGTTCATTATACATTGTCTCCATCATCTCTGGTAAAAAACCTTGATTGTCTGTTTTAAACAAAGCACCATTAGGAGTTATACAAGCGCCTTCTGTTTTTAAATATGCTAGAGGTGTAGATTGATTTAACATTTTGTTTACTGAAATGCCTGATGGTTTTTCACCTATGATTTTTTCTGGTGAAATATTATATTGTATAATGATATGTGGATATAGTGAGTTAATATCAAATGAAACAATCCATTTGTGCATTCCTAATTGTGGTTCTTTTACATAAGCGCCTTCATATTTTTCATTTTTAATATTATCTTCACGTGGTGGAATACAAATATTCTTCTTTAATAAATGATTTGCTATCAGTGTGTCCCATACTCGTACTTGTGAAAAAATATCTCCATAATTTACTTTAGATTCATAAGCAACAGTTAATGATAGGTCAATCAAACCAAGTTTATCTTCTAAGGCATCAACAATTTCCACGTCTTGTATATTGTAATCAATAAACGATTGAAAGTCTTTTGTATACCAATCTTTAAATGTATCGTGTTTCATTTCATCTTTACCACGACCAAGTTCTAGTTCACCAATAAAATCTAATTTATAACTCTCTTGTCTTGTAGGAATAAACCATTGATATAAGTCTAAGTAATCTAAATTAGTAATACCTTTTATTTCATAAACTGTTTTATGTCTACCTCTTACTAATATTTGTTCTCTTTGAATTAATCCCCAAGGAGACATTTTATTTGCTACCTTATCTCCAGCAATTAATATAATTCTATTCATCAGGTATGGTAAATCAAAGAATTTTGTATTCCAACCTGTGATAACATCTGGATGATTTTTAGTCCAGAAATTCATAAATTCAAACATTAATTGTTTTTCGTCTTTACATTTAATATAAGTTATGTCTGTTCTATCAGTTTTATAATCACCAACGCCCCAAGTAATTATTTGTTTATTGTTTTGATTTTTAACTGTAATACAAAGCAGTTCTTCAATAGGATTTTCTACATCAGGAAAGCCGTTTTCACAGGCCGTTTCTATATCAAGTGTAAATATTTTAATAAACTTTTTATCCCAACTTATATCATTAGGAAATTGTTTACCAATATATTGATAATGGTATCTTTCTAAACCAAATATGGGAGAGTTTTCTGTTACAACTTCACGTCTAAATGTTCTAGCGTCATCAATAGTTTTAAATGTAATAGGTTTTAAATATTGACCTTGTAAAGTTTTAAATTCTGTTTGTTGTTGTGTTAAAGAATAAAGAGTTGGACTAAAATCTATTTTTTCTTTATATTCTTGTCCTTCGTGTATGCCTCTAATTAAGAGTTTACCTCTATGTTCTATAACTGATTTGTAAAAGTTCATTATCTAATATCTTCATCCAATAAATGAACGATTAATCCGTCGTGTTCTTTTGTTAGTTCAACCTGACAACTTAATCTGCTCAATCCTTTTTTGTATTGTTTTTCAAATTCTAATAATTCAATTTCTGCTTTGTTTTCGTCTGCTGGTTTAATTTTATCTATCCATCTTTCATCAATAATAATGTGGCAAGTACCACAGGCACAACAACCACCACAATCAGCTCTAACTTCATTTATATTAATTTTGCTATAATATTTTGCCGCTTCCATTAAAGTTGATCCTTCATTTACATCAACTCTAATCTTCAGACCGTTTCTAACAAAATATACAGCAATCATCAATCTATGATTAATTTAGGTTTTTTTACTTCAATTATTCCAGCACCTAAATGTTGATTATAAGAATTTTTTATATCTACTTTAGGATTTACTTCTGTAACTATATTATTATTTTTTATTGTAACTGTATCTTCTTCAGCATAAGGCGAATATGGTGTTAATGCTAACGATATAGGCCCACCTGGTTTAGATTGCATTGGTACAATTACGAATGGTTGTTTTATTTGTGTAGATTCTGTGTTATTGTTTTCTAATTTTTGACCTATAACATCTTCACCTGTTGATAGTCTAAATATTTTCACTTCTGACATAATATACTCCTTTTGTTCCATTATATAATACTTTCGTTAATTTGTCAATAGATTATCTTAGTTTATAAAGAGCATCTATTTGTTCTATTTGCCCGCCATCTTTACATATAATATCTTGTATATGATAAAGTCTATAATTTAAAGGTAATAGTATTTTTTCCATATCATAAAAATTTGTGGTCTTTTCATAATAATCTGATAGTATTATTTCAACTTCAATATATTTTACTATTCCTGATTTTAAGGTTTCAATAGAACCTTTTAAAACCTCTTCTTCATATCCTTGTGTATCTATTTTTAAATAATCTACATATTTAATATTATTTTGTTTTACATAATTATCTACTGTATTTACATTAATTTTAATTTCTTTTTTTAAAAAATCTATTTTATTTTTTTGATTTAATTTTAAAAAACTAGATGCTTTTGTTTTGTTATTTACGTAAAATATTTTTTCTTCTATTTTATCTCCCATAGCACAATGATTTAAGGTAATATTATTATTATAAGGAAATGTTTGCAGCCAGTTTTTAATTATTTGTATTCTTTCTTCTACAGGTTCAAAACTATGCATAATACAATTAGGTAATATGTTTTTAAATCTATTAATTGATTCTGCTTGACCAGCGCCTATATCTAAAAATATTGGATTGGGGGTTTTTATTTCTTTCAAAATAATTTCATTGAAATTGTCGTCCATTTTTCTTTTCATAATATAAAGATATTTTATTTTTTTTCTATAGGTTTAATTCTTCTACTTAATACAAACTGGCGATTTGGATTTACTGAAGCGTTAAATTTTCTTATCATATCTCTATTTAACAACACGTCATTACGTGATCTGATTCTTTCATCAAG